TCCTGCTCCTGCTCCTGCTCCTGCTCCTGCTCCTGCTCCTGCTCCTGCTCCTGCTCCTGCTCCTGCTCCTGCTCCTGCTCCTGCTCCTGCTCCTGCTCCTGCTCCTGCTCCTGCTCCTGCTCCTGCTCCTGCTGGTCAGCAGGCTCCGGAGGATCGACATACTCCGCAAGGTCCATCCCGACCAAGGCTTCCGCCGTGGCCAAAGGAACGCGCCGCTCTTCGTTCTGATCGAAAGTGCCAGCGTGGTAATGCGAGAACTGGCGCAATGCACGAATCTTGATCATCTGCTTGACCGGGGCGGTTACCCGCCCCTCCTCCACTGGTTACGGGGCTGGGGCAAAAGCACCTTTGATGATTGCGGTCGGGCGGTAGTGAGTAACCGCCAAGCGTTCTTCGCAGAGAATGGTCAGCATGTTTTTCACGAAGTTGTCGCGGTCCTGGTTGCTGATCTCGATGGTCGCGTCCATGCGGTCCCAGATCTGCGATGCCAAGTCAAAACCACCGACGGTGAAGGTGCCCTGCGCCTGAGCCTTGGTGGCCACAACCGGCAGCCCCCACATTACGCGCGCAGCGAATGCAGCCGGGCCGCCGAAGATGTAGCGGCCGTCGGCATCCTTCAGCAGCGCGATGGCGTGCCAATCGCGAGGGTTGAGAATGATGCCCGAGGCTTCAAACTCAGATTCAGTAACCTGGAAGATTGCATGCGCGATCTTGTCGGCGCGGGTGTCACCGGCGGCGTCGAGGTCAGTGTCGTAGGCAGTGGCCACCTTGTTCACGCCGATCAGGTTGTCACCGGTGCCGTCGCCGTTGAGCAATTGCCCCTCTTCGACCAGATCCAGGCCAAACAGCAAGCGGCCGTTCACATAGGACTCCAGCATCGGTGCATCGTCCATGATCTGGCGAGATGCCTGAATCCAGTGGGCGATGGTTTTGACGTTGGCCGTTTCTTTGGTGAAGGTCAGCTGCGACTCTGGCTTCAGAGTACCTTCAGCCACCGGTGCGGCACTGTTGGTGAAGACATTCTCGCGGACGTAGTCGATTGCATTGGAAACGGTCCGTCCCTGCGCCATGAGGTCGCGGATGGTCAGTCGGCGCAGGCCTGGCATCAAGATGCCAGGATTCATTTGCGGCTGAACCAGTGCACCCGCCGAAGCAGCGCCAGAGCCCAATGCCTTGCTGAAGCTCTTCACATCCACCTTGCCGGTGGAAGAACCATTCCAGCCTTTCTTCAGGTCTTCAGCCGCTTGAGCAGCAAAAGACTTCTTGTTTTCCGGATTGTCGGGATTGCCGCCAGCAAGCTTCGACTCCAGGTCGAAAAGGCGGGTGCCGGCGGCTTTCAGCTCTTCCTGCACGGTAGTCAGGTCGGACTGCAGCTGTTTGCTGACAGCGCCGGTGTCCTGGATTTCTTTTTTCTGTGCGTCGAACAGCTCCTGCATGCGCGTTTGAGCGGTTTCGATCGCCTTCTGGATATTGGCCAGATCAGACATGGTGTCGTCCTTTAGTTCAGGAGTTTGGGGAAGGTGTTGAGGCGCTCAATGAGCGCGGCGATGTCGTCGCCGCCTTCGGACTCACTCCGAACTGCGGACTTGATGCGGGCGATGAACGCCTGCGCTTCCGACTTGGAGACGCCGGCTACATCCCGCAGCCAATGCTCCGCATCACGAATGCTGGTGATGGTCTCCAGACTCTTCAGCGAATCCACAGTGGCCAGCTCGTTGGCAGGCTGAGTGCAGATGCTGATCTCGTTGAGACTGGCCATACTTTTGAATGACCGACCCGAGGCAATCAGGTCGAAGTCGTCCTTCCGCGCTGAGAAACCCACCGACATGCCCTGCACGGTCTGGTGCTCCATGGCGGCTCGTAGGTCTGCGGCGCCGGAATGCCCTTTGGTCAGCTCGCCCCGCACATGCAGGCCTTTACTGTCCTCGGCGATCTCCAGCCACTTGCCTACGGGGATCTCCCAGGTGCGATGGTTAAAGAACATGCCGACCTGGCGAGTTTGCGTTTCAAGCGCCTTCTTGTAGGCGCCCGGCAGGATGATGTCGCCGTCACCATCGACGACATTGAACACGCTGGCATAGCCCTCGAAGACGCCCTGGGTTCCGCTCGCGGCGAATTTGATCTCGGCCAGATCGAAGGCCAAGGTCTTTTTGATGCTTGGCATTTGCTGCCTCCAGAATGATCAAGCCCCGCTTGATGCGGGGCTTGGTTGGCCGAGTTGAGTGATGGGTATGTTCTGCGACTGGCACGTGGCCACGTCGCCGCCGGGAAGCGGTGGCGCGTTGTCCAGACGACGAAGTTCGTTTCGTGTTCTCAGTCCCTTGTCGACCATTGCTCCCATGAACGCGGCGCGTGCAGCAGAGTCACCGCGCAACAAACCTTCGAGGTTGTGCTCGGCGTGGTACCTGCCTGCTTCAGCGGGCTTCACCAGCCAGCGGTGAATGGCCTGCTCCCACCAGTCGAGGTATGGCGCCAAGGTGTACTGAAGGAAACCCAAGTTCTGTTGCTCAATGCCCGAGCCCCAGCTGGTGCTTTTCTCAACGTCGCCCACCAAGTGCGGCGGCACACCGAAGAACCGGGCCAGCTCGCTTACCTGGAACTTGCGAGATGCCATGGTCTCGGCATCCTGGGGGCTCACACCTATGGACTGGGTGGTGAAACCCGCCTCGAGGATCCACAAGCGCTTGCGGACGGGGCCGCCGGCGATCTCCTTGAAGTTCTCCTCAATCTGCCCCCGCTGCTCCTTGCTGAGCACCTTGTCACCGGTCATGAGAATCTGCGGCGACTTGGCTCCGTTGCCGTAGAAGTCGCGCTGCTGGTCCTCCATCGCCACTGCTACGCCCGCAGTCTTGGCCGAGAAGGCGATCGGCGACAGGCCGACCAGGCCGTTGAACCCGAACCCCTTCAGATGGAAGATTTCACTCTGCTTGAAATTGGCGTACTCCGTGTCGCGCCGGTACCGGTAAACGATCTTCCCGCCTTCTAGCCGCGGGTCCATGTTGACCGACATCAGCGGGATCAGGCTGACCACGTCGCCAGCACCGTTGCGCTCGATCAAGGCGTAGGCGTTGCCGTAGAAACACAGCTGCATCGTCATCGCCGTGCGGAACTCAACGGCGGTCATGAATCGGTTAGGGCTGTAACGCAGCAGTCGAGCCAGCGGGTTGTCGAGGCCGACCTTCTGACGATCGCCGTCCTTCGTCTCGAACACGTCGAGCGGCAGGGTTGCAGTAACAGCAGAGATCAGCCGCACGCAAGCGAACACGGTCGAGATCTGCAGCGCTCGCTCGTCGGTGATCACCGAGTCACCCACGGTGCCTGTCGCAGAAACGGGACCGCCCTGCGAGCCCTTTTCCGGGGTTGCCAGCCGGCCGCCGACGAAGAAGCTGGCCAGGCGCGCCCAAAATGGGCTCCGGGTGCGCAAGTCAATGCTGTAGTCGGTATCGGCCATTACATGCTCAATGGTTGTGATAAAAAGTCGAGAAAGTCGCCCGCGTCCGAAGCTGCAGGGTTCAATGCCATAAGGGTGGCTGCGTCGAAGGTCGCCATCAGTGGGTCGATCTTGGCCGTGCCACTGACCTGTTTGTTGATGGCAATGGCGTTACCCACCTGTACCGTCCGGGCGTTGCCGACGCACCAAGCCATCAGCCTGGTGCCGCAATGTATGAGCTCGCCGCCGGCCACCTTACGCTCAGTAGTCTTGATCGCTCCGTTCAGCCTCCAACCTTGGGAAACCGAAGCAATCCGCCCCATCGCGATGCCGCGCTCTTCCGTGGTTAGCTCGTCGACGATGTCGCCGATGCCGGCGGCATCGACGCCGATAGCCTGCTCTTCCGGCAGCAGCCCGGCGTCTCGAACCCTGCAGATGATGTCGGCAACATCCCGAACGTCATCTCCTGGCAGCTCTACGATGGTCAGGTCACCATCTGCTGAAAATCCTTCCAACAGGCTGACGATGTCTTTCCGGCGCTCGAGTGCGATTTTGTGTGCCCAGGCGTGCGCCCAGTGCAGCCACTTGCGGGTGCCGCGCTCACGACCGATCAAGCTGAGCCCAAGCAAGTCATCCAGCCCGCCACCGTCGATGCCAGCAACAACGACTTCGCTTCGCCGGAGCAACTCGTCGAGGTTGAGTCCAGTGTCGCCCTGGGCTTCCCAGTGGTCCGCCCCCGCCCAGCGATTTGCTCGCAGGTTCATGCCGATCTGAATGTTCAGATGCTTCGCAACGAACTTGCGCAACGTTCCTTCGTCGTTGCGAAGCGACTTTGCCAGATTGTCTTCCAGCCACTCCCGGCTCACCGAACGCCCTAAATTGGGGTTGGTGATGTAGAAATTCTCCGGCTTCAGGTAGGCCTTGCTGTCCACCAGCGTCTGGGGAAACTCATAGAGCACACCCAGCGACTTGCGATCTTCAACCACGCCATCACGAACATCGCGGTAGTAGCTCAGTTTTTCCTCAAAGACACCTGCGGGTGGTTCGTCGCTCTGGGTCGACAGCAAGATAACGAAACCTTCATCACGCGATATCTGCCCGCCGGTGGCCTCCATGAGCATGGCATCGGCGTTCGCACGCTTGCCGAAGACCCAAAGCTCATCGATCAGGATCTTGCCAGACTTTTTGCCAGATACCGTGTCGGTGTCGGCGGCCACCACCTTCAACGCTCCGCCGTTCACCCGGTGGGTGATGGTGCGGATATGGTCTTGGACATGCAGCAGCGCGCTGAGCTCCGGATCTGCCCGCACCATGGCGGCGGCAGGTTTGTAGCTGTTTGCCGCAACCTCAATGGTCGGCGCGATGATCAGCAGCTCTTCGTCATGCCGCCAGTTCAGGATCAGCGCCGTCAGCATGATGCCGGCGGCAATCGTCGATTTCGTGTTCTTCTTGCTGATCAGGAGGAAGAACTCACGGATAAGTTGCTTCCCGTGCTCGGCATCGTAGGCGCCGAAGATGGCCGCGACAAACTCGAACACCCATTCATCGCAGCACTCGCCAAAGGTTGGCTGCCCTGGAAGATCGACGACCTTCAGCGCCTTGAATACCTCAAGTGCGGCCTCGGCCTCATCGGGAAACAGCGGCCTGAAGGGAATCAGCGATTGACCGGAGACGATCCGCGCCTCCCAATCCGGGCAGGCTGTAGTCCACTCCATGAATCACCCCTTGTTGTTGACCACCAACTTCGGCGGTGGACGAGAGCCAAAGCGGCCCTTGTTGACCTCACCAGCAGCAACGACCTTCTGCTCTTTCTTGCCCTGGTCGGCGACCTTGCCGTGGATGTAGGGCATCAG